AGCTGGCGCAGCAAACGGTACTGCATTATATTTCGGTATGATAAACACCAACAGCGTCGATAGTGACGTGGTAACAAAGATTACAACTGCTGTAGGCATTGAAGGTGCATCTCCATTGCTTACTTTCATTAAGGCCTAAGCCTAAACTATTTTAACTAAGGAGGAAATGAGAAATGACTATTTTTGACCTAATGCAGAGTGCTCAGCTTGTAGCATATTGGGAAGTCCTTACTCAGGACGAAGCCCCCTACCCTTGTGAAGAGCTGTTCCCTGCTGATAAAAAGCGTGGCATCTCTCTTAAGTGGATTAAAGGCTCCCGTGGTTTGCCGGTAGTTCTTAAGACATCTGCTTTTGATGTGCATGCTATTCCCCGCCCTCGTGTAGGGTTTGACAAACTGACCGCAGAGATGCCTTACTTTAAAGAATCTACATACATTGATGAGGAGCTTCGTCA